GGGCCATTTTGTCGATGCTTGAGCTTGTAGGTCCGCCTACAGATCCAGTTACCCAAGACTTCATCTTGCGGTCATCAGCTTGTGAAGCGCGATAGCGTACGTGTAAGAAAGGACGACGTACGTTAGCACCAACTTGCTGATCGTATACAGATGATGTACCAGCTGGAATCAATGTTCCTTTTACACCACCTACAAGACCACGCGTCGAAGCGTCGTTTAAGTATTTCCAGTCTGTCTTATAGAAATCGTAAGAACCTCTACGGAAACCTGTAAATCCAAGATTTAAAGCCATATCTTCAGAGTTTTCAAACACTCCAAAACCAGTACCACCTTGAGCACCAGCAGAAAGATTAGCAAGTAAATCGTCAATAAACAAATTAGACAAACGGTTTAAGTAAAGCATATTTTCTTCGATAGCACCTTGCTTATCTAACTCAGCAAGTAAATCGTCGAAATCTTTAATACCTTCTACGTTTGTATCTGGATCGGTTGAACTGTCGATAAGATCAAACATGTTTTCAGCTACAATACCTCTAGATTCGATAGCAGAGAAAAGACCTTCTGTACCTTCAGGAGCTTCGTGGCCGTTAGCCGCTGTAACACCTGAGAATACATTAGTTCCAGAAGCTTTTTCAGCTTCTACCAATGTCATTTCTAAGTAATCGTTAAAACGAGTACGAGTATCTCCTAAAGATTTCAAGTACCATAAGTATCCTGATTCTCCAGACTCTCCTGTAGTTTCAACCCAACCGATTTGCGCTGTATCAGATCCGTTAATCTCAAAGTGATCTTTGATAATAGCAGGTCTGTTAGTAAAAGTTTTAAAGCTAGGCTCTAAAGACTCTGATAAAGTATCTGTACCTTTAGCAAATTCTGAACCATAAACAAAAAACTTAATAGCTTGATTGTCTGTAGTGGCGATGCCAGCAAGATCATCTACGTTTTCTGCTGTGTAAGGACGAATAGTAAGAGCTGTATTAGATGTTTCTATACCAGCTGTTACTAAAGCTTTAAATACCACACCGTTTACTACGGCTACAACAGTAGCTCCTTTTCTTACAGCATGCGTTTCAGTTTGTGTAGAATCGTCAACACTAGTGATAGCGTCTACAGCTCCAGTTACAGGGTTAATTTCTCCGTTGTAAGCTAAGTGTAAACGACCTTGCTCAGACCAAATAACTTGATCAGATTGCAAAGGCATTTCTGCGCTTAGCATTGATAAAAATCCAGAAACTGTACGATTTCCGTAGCGATCTACTTCTTGTTCGTATAAGTCTGGTAAATATTGTTGTGCCCACCCGTTGTTTTGGATATCTAGGTAGTTGCTATCAAGCGCCATTTTTTTGTACGCTGGAGAAACAACTCCACTAAATGCTGGGCCAGTAAATGTTGATACTGCCATGATTTTTAATTTTTAATTTTTAGTAATTTTTTAGTTTTAGCTTTGAGCTTGCGCTAGTCTCACCACTAATTACTTTTACTTTAAGACCACCAGCGTCTACATATCCATCAGATGTTTTTCTTTGTAAGTTAACGTTCTTCGCTTCACTTGTCATCTGACTGATAGCATCAGCTTTGCCTTGTTCGTAAAAATGATTAGCAAGTTGATCAGCGTTTCTAGCAGCAAATAATGATTTATGATATTCCTTAGCGTTTGTTAGCATGTTATTGCTATCAACATATTTACTAAAAACTTTTAGTACATCACTTTGGCTTTCCATAGTTTGCTTAGCATCTTTAACATTAAACCTGTATTTTTTATCTCCAACGTTAAAATCAAAACCTTTGAAATTTTCGTTAAAAACTCTACCTGTTTCTTGTTTAAAATGTTCTTGCTGCTTAGCTTGCAGCTCTTGCGCTTGCGATTGCTCACTATTGTATCTGTTGAAAAAGTCAATTGCTTTTTGTTGCTCTGGGGCTAAACGCGAACCCAACTTGATTTCGTCGTAATACTTGCCTTTTAAGTCTTCTAAAAAGTTTTTTGCTTTTGCAACTTCTTCTTTGTAAGCTAGCTTTTTTCTTTTTATGTCTCGCTCTTCATCAATATCTTCGTCAAAAGAAAAGTTATCTTCCATTAAGAAATTAACTTCATCATTTGTTAAATGTGATTTAGTTTGCTTATAGTATTCTCTTAAAAGCGTATCGTTATCTACGCTAGAATAATCAGCATTTAAACGAACATAATCGTCTAGAGTACCACCTGTTTCGTTCATAAAGTCTACAACTTTTTGAATATTTTCAGGAAGCTCTACTCCAGTTTCTTTTTGTTCTTGAAAAGCTTCATTAACCTCCTCTGTTAAATCAGCTACCTCTTCTTTAATATCTTCTTGTACAGGCTCTTCTTCAGTTACTTCTTCTAATACAGTAAACTCTTCTTTTTCTGCTTGTACTTCTTCTTCTTGTTGTTGTTGTGGTTCTTCTTGCGTTTTCTGCTCTGGCTCTTGCTCAACCTCTTGAACATTGCTAAAGTCTACTTTATAAGTACCATCATCAGTTACTTCTGTTTTAGGCGCACTGTTGTCAACAGATTGCTCTTGCGTTTCAACAACCTCTTGCTCTATGTTTTCGTTATCCATGATAAAATATTATATAATTAATAAACTATTTAGGTTCAAATTGCTCTAAACCAAACCCACCTAAATTATCAAATCCTGATGATTCAAACTTTTTAGCTGGTAAATCTTTTTTTCTTTGATCGATAAGCTCTGATTGTTGACTAGCTTGTATTCTAGTTCTTTCGTCTTTACGATCTTCTTTATAAGCTTCTTTATCTTTAATCACTTGACTTTCGCTTTCTTTAAGTCTAATGTTTAATTCAAATTCTTTTTGCATAAGCTCCATTTTTATTTGAGCTTCGCGTTCCATTTTCTCTATATCAAATCCTTTTTGCGCTTGGGCTAGTTGAACCTTGCTTTCGGTTATACCTTGTTGCTTTTGTATTTCAGCCGCTGCTGCTGCTTGAGAAGACTGTTGGTTTGCTTGCGACTGCGATTGTATAGTCTGCTGTTGGTTAGCTCTGTCTTGAGCCATTTTCTTACGCCTTCTTATTTTCAACAACTGATTAGCAAGTTTTATATTTCTAACCTCTCTAATATCTATAGCGTCTTCAAGGTCTATAGTAGCTTGTTGTATGCCCATTTGAATATTGTTTTCAAGTCTAGCTTTTTCTTCTTCATCGGGCTCTATTTCTAAAAATACACCAAAATCGTGTATGTGTAAATCTTTAACTTCGTTTAAAGTAGCTACATTAAATCTACCTAAAGAGTTTATAAATTGTCTCTGTGTATTAGAGTATTCTAATACATCTGATATTCTAAGCGAACAAGCTTCAGCTGTTTTAAGAGTTAAATATAAACCACCGTCTTGAATATGCTTAGTAGCTGTGTTAGAGTTAGCAGCTGCTAGTTTTTGTAAACCTACAAGCGAAGCTTCGTTTGGTTTGCTACCATCTCTAGCTTCGTTAAGACCTGTAACATCTCTCATCATTTGCAAGTAGTAATTATAAGACGTTATAAGAGCTTGTATTTTACTACCACCACTATCGCTTCTTATTTCTTGTATTGGAACTCTAGCGTTGTTGAAATCACCGTCTTGCGTATAAGATCTACCAATAATAGATCCTGTTTGAAAAAACATATTCAACGCTTCTTGCGGGTTGTAATTTGTCCCGTTTCCAAGATCAACTTCTGATATACCATCAGCATCTAAAAATACACCATCTGGTATCATGCGAGACATAACTTGCTGTAGTTTCAAGTGTGTTATTTGAATCATATCTGCGAAAGTCATCATGCGACCCACTAAAGATTCTGCTCTACCTTTGTACATTCTAGGCGCTACTATCCCGTAGCTCATGCTGACTTTAGTTATGTCAGACTTAGGCCTTGTCATGTTTTCGCACATCTTCCAGTCTAATAAAATATCATGACCTAATATCTTAACACCTGAATAAAGAACTTCTATAGCTCTTTCAACTCTTTGGAATCTAGCCCTTTGATCTTTTGGAGGATTAAAGGTATCATCTTTCTTAATAGCTTTATCAGCACCTGAAGCTGTTTTCTTTACTTTGTATACTTGATTGTGAAATGTTTTATATTCAAAATAAAGTAAATTTATATAATTACCTTGCGACTCGTCTTGAGGGTAAAAATTATATCTATCGTAATTAGGTGATTGGTATTTATCTTCAATGTCCTTTATCTGATCTTCAGTAAGATTTGGATATTGTTTTTTAAGCTCAGCTACGGTAGTTCTTCTTACTTCACCCACGTAGTACAAGTCTTCAAAATAAGGAGACTCGCTGTAAGAATACACTATATTAGAAGGATCAACGTATTCTATTTTAATACCTTCAGCTGTATTGAAGCTGTTCTTGACACACGCTATACCTAAAACAGTAAGATCGTAGTCTAATCTTTTTTTAGTATACTGATATTTATTTAAACTTAAAACATTATCAAGAGCTTCTTCTTCAGCTATTTCTATAGATTGTTTATAGTTAAGCTGCATGTGAACTGACAACTCTTCTTCATCTTCAGGAAGATTAGTAGGATCGTTCTTAAAAGTGTTTATACCTGCTTGCTGTATTGCGTTTTGTTTAAAATCTTTAAACCGCATATCTTCAAGCATATCTTCTATATACTTAGTTCTTTGCTCTGCAGCTAATAAGTCTTGTGAAAAAGCTTTTACTTTAAATAATCTTTCGCTAATACCGTTCACTACTATATCTACAAACTTAGGTATAATAGGTACAGGTTTCCAGTCTAAATTTAAATAAGACAAATCACCGTTTATAGATAATTCATCTTTATATTTTTGAACAGACTGCTCGCCTCTAGCGTATAGCCTTAGCTCGTGGAAACGGTTTTTAGTATCGTAATAACGAGAGCTACCATTATCTTTTTTAAACCACTCTGATTCTATAGCGCGTGCAACTTGCAGCCCATAGTCTAAACTAGACTTTTCCTTATCAGGAATTGTATTGCTAGGAAAGCTAGATTTCTTTTGTGTTTTTACCATTATTAGATAAGTTTTGATGATATGCCTTTGTTGTCGTATTTAGCAAAACCAAAATTTATATTTGTTTTAGTTTTTTTAGGTTTAGGTGTGTATAAATGTCTATTACAAGCCATTATAGCTAAGCCTGAGCTAATAGCAGCATCAAACTTTGTACGTTTATTTATATCAAATTTTGCCCAATCATTAAGTGTTGTATTAAATATTATATTACCATACTGGCCATCTTCAATATGACCAACGTGTTGTGATATGTAACTTTCTATAGCAGCAGCGTGAGCTTGCCGTATGTCTTCAGAAGAGTTAGGTATACCACCTATTTCTCTTTCAGCTGAGGATAGTTTATTCCAAACTTTATCAGGTCTGTTCATTGAATAACCTCTGTACCCTCTTCGCTTTAAATAATATAATAATCTAGGTTTGTTATTTTCTGCTAGCATTGGCATTCCGTAAAACACTAAAGCCATCAACACATCTTCAAAAAATATTTCAGCTGTTTGAGGTCTTGCTAAGTATTCTAAAAAAAATGTGTTTGGAGGAGCATCTTCCATGCTGAATTTAGTCAAACCGTGTAAAGCTCCTTTAGATCCTTTACCATCAACAGTTCCAGATATATCATACGAGTCACAACCAAAAGCTCCTATATGCTCATTACCTGGGTACTTAATCCCACCTTTTATTATAAATTTATTTTGCAACTTTACCTTAGGCACCCAAGACAAGTTGAATCTACCGTTATTGTTATCAGGTATAAACAAAACTCTTGAGTCTTTAATACCATTTTCCCATTGAAAATTACCTTTTATAGGTTTAGCAATAGCTTCGTTGTAATCTATTTGCTCGTATATTTTAACTAAATTAAATATACTATTTTTTGTTTCGTCTCTGAAAGCATGTTCTTCAGTTCTGGGAAACTGACGGTAATATTCATTTAAAGCGTCTTGATCATCTTTAAGACCATCCGCTTCATTTTGCCAGTGTTCTATTACACCTACGTCTATAGTCTCGCCATAAGGCCCTTCTGTTGGTTTGGAAGGCGTGTCGAATACAGGTACTCCATAAGCATCAATGAATCCCTCGTAGTTCCATTCCATAGGTATGAACAGAGAATATAATCCTGAGCTAGTCTGTCCATTTCGGTTTCTTTTTGTAACGTCTGAGGCATAGTATAATTTTTTAAAGTTTTCACCACCCTTGTCAAGCGAGTTGCTAGTTGATCCCATCATACACTTACCTATAATACGAC